AGCAGTAAAACTTACCAACTCTTGTTCTACTTGATTTGTCACTAAAAACCATTGACCTATTCTTTTTGCTTGTGATTTAGATGTAACGCCAAAGCCAATAATTTCTTTTTCTACATAGCCATATTTTCTTATGTTAATCTGATCTTCGACGTAAACAGTTTGATCTTTAAAATTATTTTTTTCATCTGAATATGTTATTTTTGCAACTGTATATCTTGTATCTTTAGATGAACTAGAATACTGAAAGATACCATCTTTTACATTAGAATTATTAAAGAAGTACGCTGGAGATTTTGGCCTATCACTATCAAAATTAACAAAATTATTTGACCAATAAACGAGACCCTTAAACACCGAAGCTACGTTATTTAATAGATTAATAACATCTGTTTCACTGTTTAATGAAATATTCGCTCTAAATCTTGGCTCTACGAGCGGTAAAAATCCCTGAAATTCAGCAGTTGCTTTTCCTTTGTTTTCTGAAACAGTTGTATAATTAGCTAAGTCTTCATCTGAAAAACATGCTTGAGATTTTATATAAGAAATAAAACCCGTTAATGCCGAATTGTTTTGACTTCCAACTGTATTGCTAGATGAAACATTAGCTGGAGAAGAAACAGCGGTAATTAAAGCGTTCAAAGATTTTGAATATCTATTTTCTAACTTTGTATTAGTTTTTAAAAATTCTTTAACAGAAGGAAATAAGCTACAAGCTCTATGAATTCCAAACTCATTTACTAATTGAATGGTGGCGCTTGTATTATTTATTTTCGTAACTGAAACAATTATCTTTTTAAAACTTTTAGAAACATTTTTTGTCAAACCGTCTTCATCTTTTTCTATAAAACCTAAATTAACTAAATCTATTTTAGATCCAACAGGAAAATATACTTTGAAGTCTATAGCTGAATCTGAACTTACGGTTATGCTGTTTTTACTTATAGAATCTATTTTTACTGGTTTATATCTAGATACGTTATCAGTTGGAACAAGTTCGTCGCAATATTTTGCGATTTTATACATGCTCCATTTATCAGCTAAACTTTCTTGGAATGAAAATTTTCCTAATCCATATCTGTAATTTGTTATTAAATCATACAGTATCCAAGCTGGATTATCTGTCCATCTTAAAACAGAATCAAATTCACCATTCCAAAATCCATCGTAAGTTTTAGATTCGGCATCGTAATTCTCAGGAACCTTGATTTTTAATAACTTAAAATCGAATTGTCTATTTGGTGGCTGAGTAAAACCTCTTCCATCAAAAACACTTAAAAAGTAACAACTATTTGGATATCTAAATTTTAAAGACGTAATCTCAGTAACAGAAGAAACTCCGATTATTCGACCAACTTTGTTTTCAGTAGCGCCGACTTTTTTATCTAAATTAAATACTTTTATATATGGACCAAGAGTAAAATCAAAGTCAGAAACGTCAAAAAATAAATCAAATTGATATGGCGAACTAGCTATTCCAGTTACTCTATGAACTATATAACAAGCATAATCATCTCTTAACTTGTATCCAATTTTAATTCCAAAATTTGTTGTGTTAGGTTTAGTACTTCCTTTTTTATCAAAAGTGTACAAAGCTTGAATTTTTAAACTAAGAATTAAAAAGTCAGTATTAATATCTTTTATTTCATGATAAGCTCCAAAACATGTTTGAAAATTAAAATCGCTAAAAGCTGAAACATCAAATGTTTCACTAGGTTGCGACTGCGTTCTTTGTATACTTGTATTGCTATAAAAATTTTGCTGATATCTTGCGACCCCAGCATAAGGAGAATTTAAAAAATTTTGCTCTTCTTTACTTATTGTAGTTGATTGAGTCGTGTTTGAGACGTTTGGAACGTAACCCTTCACTACTCTTAATTTAGAAGTATGCGTTTGTGTCGATGTAAAAGTTATAGCATTTGCGTTTTCATTGAGACCATATAGAGTTTTATCTATTGAATAAGAAACCCCAGGATTAGAAAATAAAAAACTATCTGCTATAGAACTACCTTCTGAAGAAAGATAAGACTGAAATTCTGTTCCCGCTCTTGAGAAAATTTCCAATCTATTATAGTTGTAAGTATTAGTTAAATGATTTTTTATTGCGTAATCATTTAAATAAATGCCTTTAAATATTTCACTATTATTTTGACCCTCATCAAAAAGAACAAGCTCATTACCATCTGGATCAACTAATCCAGCCAATGGTCCTTCACCTATCAAATCTTGAACATAATACTTTGTTGTGGATTCAAGGATTCCATTGTTTGAATTGGAGGCGAAAGGTGCAAACGAACCCTTCTTATTTAAGAAGTCGAGCATCTTTGTTCCAAACTGATCTAAACTAGAATTTTCTGTCATATTTTTGATGAGTAATTTCCTACGCCGATTTCTGTTTGAAAGGTGTTTTCTACGGTCGCTTTATAAGACGAATCAAAATTAAAAAGCACAGCATTTATAACATTTGTGCCTACCTTTAATCTTCCATATCCTAATTGAACTGGAGTATTTCTTGCGGCCACGTTATCTTTTCCAGAAAATATAAAAGAAGAAGTCTTAATTTGTTTTGGATCTCCCGGCTTTAAAAGCATTGAAATTAAATAACTTATTCCTATACTAATAGCTAAAAATAAAATAAACTTTCCTACTCCAGCCCAAGTTAATTTACCAGCAGCAACAACAATTGCTCCAATTAAACTTCCAATAAAATTAAATCCAGAACAAATAAAAATTTCTATTTCAGAAGCTAGTTTTATAAAATTATCTAGTTCTGTTTCATTTTCATGGTAAAGAACTCCATCAATAACCAAAGCCAAACCGTATTCTTTTTTTACAAGTTTATTCATTTTAACCGAATAATCCCTTGTATTTGCTGCCATGCATTTAAAAATATCTTTTAAGGCATTCGCTTTAACAAAAAACGAATCACAAAACATTTTCTTTAACAGTCCATGTAATATAATTTTTTTCATTTTATTGAAGCTGTTACAAGACCAACCGATGTTGTTCCAGTATTAAGTATTTGAGGAGATTGATTATTTAGTATATAACTTAAATCAAAATTAAATCCTACACTACTAAGGACATGCGTTCCTATTCTTAATCTGCCATATGAAACAGGTATTGGAGTATTTCTATTTGCTGCATTCTCTTTCGAAGAAAATATATAAGAAGATGTTTGAACTTGCTTTGGATTTTTAGGACTCAATAATTTATTAATTAAAAAGCTTATACCAAAAGAAATAACAGACATTATTATTGTATTAACAAGAAAGACACCTATTTTTCCAGCCACAGTTGTTGCTGTTATACTTGTAAAAAGAATTGTAGAAGAAGCAAAAGCCGCCAAAGAAAGAACTGGAACCAATTCTATGACTTTAGCATTTTTAATTTTTTGATTTAAAACAGCACCATTATCTACAATAAAACCATCAACCACAATCAAAAGACCATCAAATTTTTCTCTTAGTTTGTTAATTTGTTTTCCAAAGTTATCGAAGTTCGCCGATATACAAGATATCAATTCGTCAAAAGAATCAACTTTTGCTTCGAAAGATGCACAAGCTATCTTCTGTAATAGGCCATGTAAAATAACTTGTTTCATGTTTAATATTTACACTTAAAAATCGATCCCAATTTAAACTATATATTATAATAGGAATATCGTAATTTTTAATAAAAAAGATATCCTCTTTAGATGGATTCAATAAATGTAGGTGGCTATGGAAAGAAAATAAAAACTGTTTTCTTATTAGTTTAAGAAAGAAATCGTTAGGAGGAAAAAATCTATGACAACTCGGATTATCACTTGTATATTTATAAATGTTATAATCTTTATCTACTAATCCTCCAGATTCAAATGGATAATTAGATAATAAAAAAGTTTTAATCTCTTCTAAAGCTTTGTTAAGTTTGATAATTGTAAGGTCTTGTTCCTGGAAATCCTCCAAAAGGTAATCCATCTTTATGCCCTTTCCATCTAAAAGCGCAGCCCTTTATATTCTTAGAGCAAGAATCTTTTATCCAAAACTCTTTATTTAATTTAGGATCTTTATTAATATTAGTAAGTATACAAACATATACAGATATTGAAATATTGTCTTCTGAAAATTGAAATTTGCTTCCAAAGAAATCGTAATTTACAGAATCCGCATAAACAACAAATTCACCAGAATTGTAAGTTTTAGTTGAATCCCAAAATGCTTTATAAGCTTGATTTGGTATCTGTAATCCATATCCTTGCGGAGAGTAAAATAATTTATTATTTTCGTCTGCAAATGGAATTCCTAAATTTGGAACTTTTTCTCCAAAAATATCACTTGCTGTTTTTGTGATTACTTGATTATTAGAATCTGTATAAGTTATTGTTTGAGGCTGTCCAGACTGATCTTTCCAAGGAAGCTTTCCATAGTTGCATCCGCATCCTCTATAAGACCAAGAACATAGATTGTCTGATATTTTTCTATTAGGTAAAAACTGATTCTCAAAATCTAAAGGACTTGAAAGCTCAAATTCTATAATATACTTATTCTCTGTAGTCTTACGATTTATAATATAATTTTCTTCAAAGAAAGACTGACCATACCCTTGCACAGAATTTCTTTTTGTTCTATATCCGAAAAAAGGATTTTTGCCATCTGAAAAGTTTTCGTCATCAAGATTCTTTACGAATACTTTTAAACGTTTTAATCTTGAATTGACTAAATCATTTTTATTTTTAATTACATTAGTTATCAGACCATTTATGTTTGCCAATCTTATAGATGGTCTGCTTTGTTTTCCATCGGATGAAAACTCAAATCCACCATACTCAATAGGAGCAGGTGTATATTGATTTCCTTTATAAACTAT